CTTTGTCGTATGCTGGATTGTACTTAATATTATAAGTGAAAGTTGTAATTCTGTTCCAAGTCGGATATACACCATAGTAGTATTCAACATAAATACTATTTTCTACAAGCGCATATCTTACTGTAAATTCAGTTGGAAGGGTATTAAAATCAAGATTTGTATTTTCATCAAATCCATCTAATGCACCGTCCGCATAATACTTCTCAGGCTTATAAAGATTTAATCGAATGAAATTAGTAATCTTAGAACCAGGAACAATATCTCCTTCTTTAATTACATAATTTGCGGCATTAATTAAATCATAGCCACCCGCAGTATTTTCTGTGTAATAAGATACAGTAATTTCTTTACTTTGTTCATTTGTGATTTTCTCATATCTTACTCTAAGAATAGAAATATAATTCATAATATTCTCAAAAGTAAAGTCCATATAAGTATCAGAATTGAAGTCAGTTAAAACTCTGTATCCGTTTGGTTTGTTTGCGCTCAAATCAATAATGTCACCGAGTGAATCTGCGGCATCAATCTGATCTTTTGTAAAACGCACATAACCAGTTTCAACTAAGGAATAACCATCTCCATTATCATCTTGTTTATAAAATTCAATTTCCTTTTGATAAACAATAGGAGAATAGTTAATGATTATTGTTCCAGTATCTTTCAAGTTAGCATAGGTCAGTTCCTTATTATTAAAGTTACTAACTGCGCCACCCTGGAAATAATCTGGTTGATATTTATTTAAGTTAATCCCAAGAGTCTCAAATGTGACTCCTGTTTTAAAATCCGATGCTTTAATTAAAACATCTTCACTTGAAAGTAGAACATTACCTTCTCTGTAATAAAGTAATTTTAATTTAAAATAATCAGTTGCAACAGAGTCAGTTGTATAAACTTCTGTAGCCCCTTTTGCATAATCACTTCGTAAAGTAAAAGTTTGAATAAAATTTCCATTACTTAATCTGGTTTGCTTTGCGGCGCCCCGCATTGTCACATCAAAAATTAAATCAATATCATCAAAAATAATTGTGGCTTTCTTTAACATTGATGTTAATTTACTCATGACTAAGAAGGCTTCAGCTTCATCATTTTTTAATACTAAAAATTTAAGCTGAATATTTTTAAATTTATCTTGTTGTCTAATATAAGTTGGTTGAATATCACCTTCTAACCACTAATCTGTATTAATAACTCGATTACTTTCCAAGATACGGTCATAAAGTTGAATTCCCAACGTAGACAAGTCAATACCGTTAATTAGCATTAATTGCCTCCTCTTCTTTGTACTTCTAATCCAATATTATTAAGTAAATTATCCATAGTATCATTATCATCTAAAGATAAGTTATCTTTAGGCCCAACTGGCCGCTGACCAGAAATGGTTTGTATATCTGATCTATTATTATTAATAGAACTCATAGACTGTGTAATCGTAGATTGGACAATCTCTTGTGTTGCAAAAATATCATTTAAGTCCATAATCGTCCTCCAAATTTAATTTTTTAAAAGTTCTTTCTCTTTCCTCAAGAGAGGACTTACGATAACCAAGGTCTTGTAATAGTACAATAGGTGAAACCTAATCACTCTAAAGGGCTTCACAAATTGATATTAAATTAAGATTAGCCTATAATTCTTTCCTTTTAAGAAATCCATGATAAGCCAATTCCGCTTCATGCGGCGTCATCTAATAAAATTCAGTTGGCGGTACCCCTATTTCACCAACTAAAATAGAATATAACTCATCCATTTTAGAGAGGTCCATTTGGAGGATATATTGTATAATATCCTCCAAAGAACCATCTAAATTAAAAGAAAATTTAAGAGATAAAAGGATTATGTTATAGGCATCTGGGCAAGCCTAATAGACTTGTTCCCATTCATGCTTATCATCTATTAAGAGATAAAATAGATGTTTTAGAAGACTTTCTTGATCTTCTATATTATACAAAAAATCTCTTAAGGGAATTAACCATTTCTGACCTAATTTAAAGAAATAAATTTTATTATTTATTTTTTCATAAATCATTGTAAAGCTCCAACTCCTAAAAGCGTAATAGAATAAGTATAAGCCTTATTAAAAATCGCTTTAAGTGGCATCCGTGTCACAAGGGCTTCCCCTGTATAATTTTTTGTTCCATCAGTTAATTTAACTGTAACTCGCTATCCAGTTTTGAAAGCGTTTTCAAGGATATTCCAAGCCTCTTGGTCTTTTATAAATAAACCTGTGCAATTTATAGACCAGCTACGAGTTCCTGCGATACTATCATCCCAAGTTCCATTTATTTTATTAGTAATTTTTATAGGAACCATCTGGCGATTTAAAGTACAATTCTATTGTCCTCCAATGATTTTATCATTAATTAAAACAACAGCATCAATTCCTTTATGGGGAGGTCTAACTATTTTGTCCATTTTCTTCCTCCTCCTAATAATCACCTTCGCAATAAAATGCGAGAATTATAATTCCATGCTTTCGCATCACGCCTGTAGATTTGTCGTCAATAATACGAAAACTTGTTTCTTCTACATAACTAATTCCATCTATTATATAAAAACTCTATAACTAATTAAAAATCTCTGATTCTATCTATAAGATTTCTTTTTCACCTTCATAATCTGAAAAAATATGTATCTAATATTTTATTACACTTTGAAATCCTTTATGTCTATTTTTTCGATCTCCTTTTTGTAATCGAATTTGGATACAAGGAAATTTATCTTCATTTGAGAAAGCATTATCAATTATCTAATTTTCATATTTATTAGAGAGTATTTTATATAATTTTGTTTTAATTTTATTTATCATATTTCACTCCCTTAACGTGGATCATAATTAATTTCATGCCCGCCACTTATCATATCAGAAAAGATATTATTAAGTGCAGTAAACATTGCACCAAAAATTCCTCCCCAAAATTGTAATGAAGTAAATTGTTCTACAAAATCAGCGGTTAAAAAGCCACCATGCCCATCTCTACACTATTCCTAAGCCTCTTCTATACATTCATCTACCCATTCCCAATATTGTTCCGTAGCCTACTCAACGGCTTCCATTATCGCTTCATCTGCAGGCCCCATAAAAGAGTCAATACCTGCCGCAATAGCAGGATAAAAATAGGGTTGATCTGCCATTTTATAAGTCCCAAATTCAACACAATCTGCGTATTCAGCGTCCGCGCCCATTTCGATTGATTCATCTTCAGGAGACACCCAAATACTTGATTTCAAATATCCTGTATCAACAGGAACTAAATTATTTGCGGTCTCTTCAAAAGCAGATCCAAAGTGAGTAAAAGCATCATCATATGTAACAGGG